AAAGTCGTAAATACCACGGCGGCCTTGAACATCACGCAGGAATGGCTCAACAAGGTTGTTGAATTGTGATCTTGTAAATGGATCATTGAATTCAAACAGCGTGTATTTGGCAGCAGTAGCAATTGCTTTTTCAAGAACAATAAACAGGCGGCGAACGTTGATACGATCAAAAGCGCTTGGTTTTGTAAGCATTGTCTTGTCACCAAACAGAACAGTTCCTTGGCCAGGGAAGGTTACAACTGGATTGATGTTAGCCTTGTACAGAATATCTCTGTCAGCTTTATTAGGGTTGTATGCCAGCTTGATAATGTTCTTGATCTGACCTCTGTTAAAGCCAGCAGGAGAATACCAAGGATCCCTTGTCTCATCTGTACGTACTGCAAGACCAGCCATATCACCGTTCAGAGGAATGTAACGATACACATCATTGTATTTGTCATACTGGTATTTGTAACCAGAATCAAGCACAGCATATGATGTTGAACGTGATGAATTTCTGAATGCTACCATGTCTATAACCTCATCCCCAGCATTAGAAATAACATCGTCACGGGCTGGTGAAATGAATGCCACACAATCTTTTCTTGATTCACAGATGTTGTCAATAATGTAATTTGCAAGCTGGGCATTATTTGAAGCACCAGAAGCCTTGCCCTGGAGAACTAGGGAAATATCAACTTCTTCAGCTGATGCAAACAAGTCATAAGCATTTGCAAGAACGTTGAACGAAACATCTGCTTCACCTTTACCATCTGTTCCAAGATCAAAACTAGAGGTGAATGGTTTTGTGTTTGTAGATGTTGTAATATAAAGAGCAGTATTAACTTCTGACCCAGAACGGTGTCCAGTAAGCCAAATATATTGTGAGTTTTGATTAATAACGTCTTCATAATAAACGGTCGATCCATCAGCTGTCTTGGCATCTGTTGATCTTGACAGACTTTGGAACACCTCAAGAATTGCTCCTGGTGTTCCAGAGAACAATCCATCTTCGTCAGACACAACAATGTGAATTTCATCAGCAGCAGCTGAATTTCCGGTGGCTGTTGCTGTTACAGATGTTCCAATATCCAGATCTACAGAACCACGATACTCCCAACGACGCTCTACGTTAGTAGCAGAAAAATCTGCTTGCAGAGCAAGAGGATCTTCAAACCCAACAGTAAACAACGCGTGAGTAGCGTTTGCTGTAGCAGTATTGATCGATGTGATATTTAATGGTTGAACACCAATAACAGTGTTTCCAATCATCAGAACGTCGCCAACAGTGAGTTTTGATCTTGCATCGCTTGCCGCGTTAGATGTGTTAGCAGTTGTAGACCCAGCAATTCCACCAAATCGGAATGTTGCTGTGTTTGAACCTACAGTCATTGTAATATCTGTTATAGACGTATTAACACTATAAACTGTAGAATTAGAAAACACTCCGTTAGACAGATACACAATCGAGGTATACGCGGCTGTAGAATCACAAACAGAAATTTTTAACGAATTGCCAAGAACCCCAGGATATCTTCCAATAAAAATTGTGTCGGCGTCTGCAGCAGCATATGTTCCTGCTGCGTCTTTGGTATCATAATCATCTTCATTTTTTGTAATGAAGTCGTTGATATCAGAAACAAGACCTGTTGAAACTGCAGCATTTCTTGCGACTGTTGGATCTTCTGTTACGGCAATAGTTGCAGCAGTGTTTGCCCCATCAGAAACCATGAAGCTTGTATTTGATCCAGTATATACAGAAAATGCACCTTGCATTGTTCCAATGTTAATGACCAAAGCAGTAGAATTAGCAGAAACAATTGTTCCTACAGCACTGTTGGTTGTGCCATCTGCTCTTTGAAAAACAGTACCACTTGGAAAAATTGTTGATGCTGTAGCTATTGACAGAATTGTGTCTACATTAGAAGTTGTATTTGCACCACGTGAAACATACAGCTTATTACCGTATGACAGGAAGTTTGCAGCAGTGAAAAAGGTTTCTGCGTTAAATGATGTTGGTTTTCCAAAACGAGTAGCAAGTTCTTGTTCTGAACTTACAAGAATTCTTTTACCAACAGGACCCCATCTAAAAACACCACCAATTGCACCTTCAGTTGTGGAAACTGCAGGAACAACCGTTGTTAGGTCAATTTCGGTTACGTTTACACCAGGACTAACTTGAAATGGCATGTCATTTCTCCTCAAAAATGTTGTATTACTAAGGTTTTCTCAGAATATATCTATTTATAATTTGTGGTTTTTATGGAATTTAGTCGGTTTTCCATTCGGTTAGCCACTTATCGTCATGAACTGAAAGAACCACATCTGAGGAATCGTCGTACTCACTACTTATAAAAAACGGAATTATGTCATCATCAACTTCTTTTTGTCTCTGGTTTAAAAGAGACAGTCGGGTATCAAGGTTGGTAAGTTCTTTAAAATATGCTTGCTGAGTCATCCAAGCAAAGATAACACAACACATAACAGTGTCATCGTTACCATCTTCTGCAGCATATGAATTTTTATCTGCAACAAATCTCATTAGCTCGTAAATGATTGTGTCGTCATTCAACGCTATCTTATGGTTTTCAACTAACGACTTCAAATTAGAACACCCAAACTTCTTTGTTTGTTGTGTCGTTCTGAGACCCAAATGAGTTTGTTGTCCAAATCCAGATGTCATAATTTGAATACCAGACTTGTCGTCGCGAGTAGTAGTCAGCAAGTTCTCATACTCCAAATCATAATGAAGTATGTCACACACCTGCTGACCAATATCATTTGTCTCAACTAATATGTATGCCCTGTTGTATTTATCAGCGGCCGAGAGTATAATAGTGGGTAGCAGGAGGGGGTCTATAGTATTACATCTGTATATGGCTACAACCTGATATGGTATTTCGGTAGCATCAAATATAATAAACACAGAGTAGTCGTTTCCTTGTCCTCTCGATGTGTCCACTGACATCATATAAATTCTTGCCTTGTCAGGCTCCTTGTATATTCTACTATCTCCATGAATAGTCAATGGATTTTCGCTAACCAGTTGTCTAAGAATATCAGGATGAATAAGGGTATTGGATGACCCCACAAATTCACATTCAAACTCCACGCGGAACTGTTCAGCGCTCGTGTTTCGGATAGTTTCTTCTTTCCACGCATCGTCTCTACCAGGCACATCAGACCAATGAACTGACACTCGCTGATAGTCGTTTCTTCCTAGTTCTGAATCTCTCCATAGCTTGTAGAATAAATTTAATCCATTTGGTGTAGATGTAATTAGGACCTTTGTTGTCTTACCAGATGAAATGGTTGGATATGTTGACGAAAAGAACTTTTCTTGCATGTTGTTTGGCACAAACGCAAACTCATCCAAGTATATAAGGTTGAAAGATCCTCCACGAACTGCGCTTGATGTTGTTGATGAAGCAAGAATCTTACATCCATTCTCAAGCTCGATGTTTCGTTTGTTCCATTCCACCACACCCTGCTGCAACCACTTTGGTAAGTTTTCATATGCAAGCTGAATTCTCGAGAGAATTTCTTGAGCCTGTACCAATTTGTGAGCCAAAATGGCAATTGAATAGTCTTCGTTAAACAACAAATAATGCAGCATCAAACCAACAATAGCCGTTGTTTTACCGGCCTGGCGTGGAAGTTTACATATAACAAACCTGTTGTTTATACTTTTTTGAATTATTTCCGACTGGTAAGTGTACGGATCAAAACTAATCAATCCTCGATCGACGTGAACAATCTTAACATATGTTCTGATGAAGTATTCAGGATCACGAGCACATTTTGCATACTCCCTTACTTCATTAGGAGTAAAGCTATGAACAACATCAGATTTTTTTAGGTGTTTGTTTCCATGATATACATCATTCTTCTGGGTTGGCATCTGCCCTCTTCAACATTTTTAGCAATTCACTTGTACTTCCAACAAACAAATTATTATTAACTGTTGTTGGGCCATTATCTATTTGAAGATCTTTTTTCCTTTTTGAAAGTTCAAGGAGATCTTTGCTAGAATCAGAAAGCGTCTTTATGAGGGTGGCTACCACCTCATATCCACGCGCTGACTGAGTTCTTTCTGCAATGTCTAGTATCCCGTCGAGTGCAGATTGCCCCTTCTCTATCACCGATATAATGTGTCCTCTTGCAAGATCAAAATCTTGGTTAGTGTCTGTCATAACTGCTGGTAAAACTTCATGCTCAATATATTCAATAGGAGGAACACCTAACGATTTTGATATTGTGTCTTTTGTTATCATGGTGTGGTCTTTGTAATGATATAATCATAGTCACTTGTAGCCGAGATCAGGCTTCTATCAACTGTCAAACTTGCGTTTGTTGTTGGTGTACCATTAGCCAACAAACCAGGAATAATTTCAACAGATTCAAGAACTTCAGTGTTGCTTGTTAACAGAGAATCATAGAAATTAACGTTGGCCAGAGTAATAACACCAGATTTCTGAACTGGTCCAAATAAGTAACCCTTCATAATGAAGTTGAGTGTCCATATTAGAGATCTACGCTCTTCAAAGTTTGCTTCGTATATGTCTTGGCTGACAACATCCAGCAACACAACAGGAATGTCCATGACGATGCTCATTTCTGGAACAAGATTTACAGATGATGTCCATTCAGGAGTAAAATAAGGGAGAATTTGTTCTAATATTCTTGTACCATCTTCGGCATTCTTTGTCATAACATACAATGAAAACATCATATCGTATGGAACAGGATTATACTGGTATTTAAGCCGTTCTGTGTTAGAGTCAACAGCCCTGTTTCTGTTGATAGTGAGCAACTTTCGCTCAGCTGCATAATTCATGTTTGTCATCTCAAACGCCATGCGAGGAAGTAACACAGAATATTTTCTATCAAGAGTTGGGTCTTGATTTAACCTTGCAAGCACCTTTTCTTTTGGTCCATATCCAATTGGAACCTGTACCGATTGATACACATCTCCAACACTATCGACACGGTCAAACGATATATCATTGAATAACGTGCCAAACAACGTGACATATTTTCTTATGGAAGCATGATAAAAACTTGATCCAAACATTAGAAGGTTCCATTTTCACTAAAAGGATTATTTTCTGAAAAATCAAGGAAAGTTGCTGCCTCTGTTTGTATGGTATCATTCTCTGCTGCCAGGTCAACACTCTCTATATCAAAACTCTCTTGAATGAGTATTTCTCCATCTTCTGTCGTCAGCATTTTACTATCTTCTGTCATCAACGAGAACCTTGTCACATCCAATGAATAATTATTATAAAGATCGTCAATCTGCACAATACCTGTATCAAATACTTCTGATTGATACTCAAACAACTCACACTTTAGATCATACATCTGAAGTGAACCAAGCTGATAAAACACTCCTTCGTGCTCAACAAACTTGATTTCAAACAACTTTTCATTCAACGGAAAAAAGATCAAATCTCCCTCACGTGGTCTAACAACATCCAAAAATCTTCCAACCTCATCGTTAAACGATCTTCTTGCAACAGTGAAGGTTATCTGATCTTTTATTTGAACTCCAAATTTTGAAAGAAAATCTCCATCTCCTGCAAACCCCTCGACGTTCTTTATGTACATCTCAACATCAAGCGCCTGAGTAAATGTGGATGTTTGCGTGTCCTCACCATAAATTTTATCAAAATCTTGAAGCGTTCTTGGCACGTATTTAACATCGTGTCCATAAATCTTTATAGACTCAATAACAAGATTCTCAATTAACAGCTGTTCTTGGCTGTTTTGAAAATTATTAAAATAAAAATTTGTGGACATTTATATTGCCTTGTATAAAGCTTTGAACTAGCCCTGCATATCGGTTACTGGTAGGCTGTACGAGTTTATCATCTCTTCTTCCATCAGTTTCAACTCTTCAACAGCTTCATCATACAATTGCTGACCATTGAACGTGACTCCACCAGGAAGCTGGAGACCATTAAATTTAGTAAGGTTTGATCCCCACTGTTTTTTAATCAGCTGAGTGCAGTAGTTTTGAAGCCATCTGTCTCCCCAAACCTCTGTATATGTAGTAGGATCAACAACTTGATAGGCTCTAAACACTAAGTAATCTCCAACAGTAACCTTGTCAAAATTCATGTCTATATTAATAATATTTTTGTGTCTGTTATATCTGATTGGCTGAGCCCCAACAAGTAATTCTTGTAGGAAAGCTACATGTTCCATGGTCATGTAATAAGGAACCATTGAAACATTTGTGAGAGTGTACAAATCGTTGAGTGCTATCTGGTATTGGATGTTGAAAATATCTCCAGCACCCGTACCAAAATTACCAATAGCAAACATCTCAACAACACCAATAATATTATCTGGCACAGTGACAGATGCTGAAGAAACATTGTTAGCGGTGACTTGGTGTTTGTAGTAAATCATTTCTGTGCCATCAAAATGATAATCCCAATAGTACTTCAGTGCTTCGTCCACTCTATCATCAAGCTGATCAGCATCTACGTTTATTTCAATTACGGGCTTGCCTAACTTGCGGAGACAATACTCCGTGAATTGATCTCTTGTTGATGGAATAGCCATTTTAAATCCCGTTTCAGTTGGTTTAATCTATTTATACTACCTTCTGATTGTAAAATGATTACCCTCTAGATACATTAATACTGTCCCAAATTGGTTTCCAATCTATATAAGGGTCCTTTTCAAAGTCTGATTGCATATGAAAAGCCACAGAGTTGATTGGAACTAGCCCAAGTATTCCTCGTTGTGTCATTAAGTAGTTTAAGGACTTGCTTTCCAGACCCCGATCTTTGCACTCTGTAAGATGTAGAAACTTATCATACAAATCCCAATGTTGTTTAAATTGGTGATGGGAGGTCAGAAAAGAACATCCTATATCATAACATTGAATCCAATATCGATGTTTTCCTACCATGACAGCTCTAGGAGCTGCTTTGTTTTTGTATACAGCATTCCACAAATAAGGATCATTAAACGGAATTACAATACACTGGCTTTCTGTTTCACAAAGAATTTGATAGAACATATCTATCATTTCGTATATTGCTTCTTTAATAAAAACGTAATCATCTTGAACTTGGTACACCAAGTTTTTTCCATTTACATCAAGCCATTTGTAACATTCCCTTATACTTGTTGATATTCCTTGCTTGTCACCCAAATCAATTAATTCTATTTTAATGTTATCCACTTCAAAATCTTGTTTGCATTTTTTGTGATATTCTTTTAGCTTTTCAGTAGAATGGTCATCAATAATAGCAATATTATGCATAACATCTTTATTAAGATCTGAACAATATTTTATTGATTGTAAAAATGACTTGACGCTTTTCATTGAAAGCTCTGTCCTATCATCACCACAAAACCTTTTTTGGCTCTGGTATGATTTGGTATCACAAGTCTGAAGAGCGTAATGTATGTCTATCATATAATATTAAACAGCTTTTGTGCAGTTGGATTAGGAATACCTTTAAACGCAATTACGTTTATCTCAAGATCACCACTTGTGGTAAATACCTCTGAGAAACCAGACGCCTTGATTATCTTCACCAACGACTTATGCGTGAAGCCTGTTTTGTGAGCGTAAAAATCCTCCCTGCTCCGCTCAATTTCTACACTATAACCGTAGAGAACATCCAACACCATGATGGGTCCAGCACTCGATTGATACAACACATCCTCAACATCCATTCCTTTTTCAATAACAATCTTCATCACTTCGTGGATGTCCGGCACCTTGATCTGTGCAAAGCCGCCATCTTTTAGCACATGGAAAAATCCTGCAAGAACCTGTGGCACATCATGCCGGTAATAGTGCTCAAGGTTGTGTGAGCAGTACACTGCATCAAATTGGCCGGCAGTAAGTGTTTGAAGTAGGCGCGCATCGCACACTATGTCTGGCAAACCCTTGGGGTCAATATCAAGAAGCAGGTGCTCAAAGTTAGCGTAATGTGCAGGAATGGCAATATTTTTGCTGTTGCCTCCCACGTTTAGCAATCTCTTCATTTGAATTTATTCCTAAGTACACAGCACCTACACAATTCCAAGACTCTTTCTAATCTTTGTGGCACTAATATCAGTTATTTTTTCATCAAACATTTCTTCTCCGCTTGTATAACCAACACCTCGACCCCATCCAATATGAACAATGTTAGGAACAACTTGTATTTTGTATTGTCCTTGATAGACAGGATCAAGGTCACGTTTAATAAACTCCTTGACCTTTTCTACCTCAAACGGGTTGCTGCCTTGCCAGCCCTGAACATCACGTATTTGAATAACCACCTGCCCTGTTCGAGTGATCAAGCGATCAAACAATGCGCGGTGTCCTTCGTGCCACGGTTGCCAGCGCCCTAACATTTGTACGGTTTCTTTCTTCCAATCAAAAATAGGACGGCGGCGACTCTCAATAATATGTTTACCAATAAACTTGGCCCACTTTTCAGCATCTTG